TTCTGGAGTGTGGGATCTTGACTCATCAGGGCTTCACGAATCGCCATTTGTGCCGCTTGAGGATCAGGAGGCGTCTGCGCCGTGGGGCGTGGGCCTTCCATCATCGGAGGCGGTGGCGCGGGAGCGAGGCCATGATTGGCCGGTGTCGGCGCATCAGGATTGACCATCGGCACACCAGGGCCTGCGGCTTCGACCGTCTGCCCCCCTTGCGCCGCCTTCATCTTGTCCATGTAGTCGGTGACTGCCGCCACATGCTGGGCCTTGGCATCGGCCCCAATCCCCTGACTCTGCTTGTCGAGCATGTAGTTCGCGCCCACGCCCCCTAGGATTTCCCCTAGTCCTGCCGCCCCTTGCCAGGGTGACGCGGGCACGTAGAACCGTCCCACCATCTGGCCGGGGGTTTGGGTCCGTTCCATGCCACGGGTCATCATCAAGTTGGCGATCTGCTTCTTTTGGGCAATAGACCGTTCGGCTAGAGCTTGTTCAGGCGACAGATTGCCATAGCCATAGTTGGCATTTTCATGCCCTCCCACACCGTACAGATTCGAGGCCCCTGAAATTTGATTGGACATAGATTACCTCTTTGCCCCCATAGCCATGCCCCCTGCTTGCAATACTGATCCACCCAACCCAAAGAGGCCACTTTGCAGATTCCCTTGCTGTGCCGCTTGTTGGTTATAGAGATCGGTATTAAAATTGGCCGTATCCTGTGCCGCGCCATAGACAGGCGCTGCCGCCACACTCGCATTCTGCGCATACCCAGGCATCGAAAACGGACTACTGACTTGCGAGCCTGACATCAGGGCCGTGATTTCATTCAGCGGAATCGACCGTTGGGCGTTATACTCATTCAACCCTTGCTGCCGTGATTGCAGGTCCATGCCGTAGGCTTGTTGCGTCTGATTGCCTGCGTTGATCACCGCCTGCTGTTGGGCATCGACTTGCTGCCGATCAATGTTCCGCATCATATTGTCGTAGGCGGGCGTCCCAGGACGAATGCCTGCGGCCACGAGATTCGAGTTCGTCTCGTCACGTCTGACTGCCGTATCTTCATTCGGGCGTTTCATCATCGCGTCATAGACCTGATTCCGGAGCGTGTCGTAACTCCCTGGCATCGCGGGCGCGCCTGAATAGTCCACCTTTTGCCCAATGATACCCTGGGCCGCATTGATGCCCTGCGTGCCTAACCCGCCGAGGAGCAGCTGATTCCCCGTCTGTTGGGTGTACAGGGCTTGCTGTTCTGGAGAGAATTGCTGGGTCAGGGTGGCTTGATAGGGATCGCCAGAGGTAAACATATCCCGCGTCGGGGGCCGATACCCCTCCTTATACGCGGCTTCTGGAATCGCAATGCCGTACCGATCCTGATGGCGAGTTTGGGCCGCGTTCCAGTCCTGCTGCGCCTGGTCAAACCCCGCTTGGTCAAATCCCGTTCCGTAGGTGACGTTCTGCGTCCCGTAGGGTGAGACCACGTTGGGGTTATTGATCTTCCCCTGTGCCACAGCCGCATCAACATTCGCAGCCCCTTGTGCTTTTGCTGCTCCCGCGTAATCGGGGGTGGCCGGTGCGCTCGGTTTATTGCCCATGCGGTCTCCTTGTGAGGAATCGACAGTCCTCTTTGCGTAGGGTATAGATCAAGAGCGCCCCATCCGTATCCGCCTGGGGAATCGCACATTGCAGCTTGAATCCGAAATGCTCATCAAACCGTCGCGCCTTCTCGTTCACGCTCGGTACCAACCCGATCACCACTTGACACCCCAGTTGGATGAAGGGGTAGTAGCAGATGAACCACAGCCAGTTGCGGGTATATTTGCCGGTGATGGCGATATGGGCAAAGACGGACGCCCCGTTACAGAAGTCGAACATCGCGCCCGCCACCAACTCGCCGTCCCGTTCACATCCGATGCAGGTGGCTCCGTCGCGCCACGCCGCCGCCCCTTGCGCGTGCATCCATGCGCCGACCCGCTGATGCTCCTGATCGACGATACGGGTGTGGGTCTCCGTCATCATAACGACATGGCATCCTCATAGATCATGGTCGAGGCCATCCATTGACACGACACCGAGAGCGAGGAAATCTTGATCTTCCCCGCGAGCCACCGGCCAGGATATTCCGTGGGCGAGGTCCACTGTTTAATGATCGACGTACCCGAAGACCAGCTTGCCACACCCCACAGACTGGTGCCCCACGTCGCAACAGTGGTTGTGGAGAAGGAGGCCGTACCCACAATCTCATCGTCGGCAAAGTCCACATCAACATCGACCCCATAGGCCACGATGCCCGTCGTCGAGAGAATCGGCATGAACATCTTGCACTGTTTAGGCGTTTGAATGCCAAAATCCTGAAACGCTTGTTTGGCATAAAAGTCAATGTTCGCACCCAGATCGCTCGTGCCGGTCCAGGCTTTATAGACCACGGTGCCCTTCGTAAACCAGAGAAAGCCGTTGAACACGGCAAAATCCTCCGCGTCCCATTCGGTGAACCGACACCACGCCTTGGTGATCGTATTCATCACATACTGTTCATGCTCCCCATCTTCCACGAAGGGGATGTTCACAATCATCGCGTCATAGGACGGGAACAGCGTCACTTTCCAGCCAAAGATCGCATTATAGGACCGTGCCGCATTGGTAATCGCCGTTTGAATCTTGTACGACAGCGCGAATTTGTTGCGTTCCGCATCGCCTGCCTGAAGCAGCGACGACATCTGGAACACCCCATTTTCCGTAATCAGCACCAATTCTCCCGCATATTGCGTGGTACAGCGATACCCAATCGGGCGACCAATACTATACGCCCCGACCTTCGCCCAGTTCGCCGCGACCGCCGGATTCGTCCCTTGGTAGACAATCGCCTCCCCTTCTGAGGTCAGGAACACGGCCACATCGTCTGAGCCATCGCCCGCATCACGGGTCCAGGAGGCCATAGCAAGCAAATAGCCGCCCTTCTTGCATTCCGCCGAGAGATCAAACTCCGTAAGCGCCCCACCCGCGGCACCAGAGGCGAGATACCAAAAGCTCAACGAATCTTTTTCGATGAAGAACAGCCGTCCCTTAAAGACGTTCACATTGACAATCTTCGTGGTAGTCAAGCCGGTCAAGGCCGGAGTCGTCGCCCCATCCACGGCTGTCCAGTTCGTGCCATCGTAATAGGCGGGTTTATCGACCCCATTCACGGCGATCAGCCAGTTATTCGTCCCATCGCCAAACATCGTCCATTGATGTTTACCATTCGTCCGCGACAGTTTCGAGGCCCCCACCGCCCCCGCGCTGCTCACGTCATAGACCCCGCTTGCCGTATAGGCGAACATCTGGTTTGCGCCGGCCAGTTTGTTGTAGACTGCCAAGGTCTTGCCGTTCCCCGTCATGCCGGTGGCATGGCTCGCATGACCGCCACGAAACTCGACATAGGAGGGACGCGGAAACCAGTTCTTGAGCATGACCGCATCATAGGGTTTCATCGAGGCCAAAGCGTCGCGGGCGTTCCATCCTCCAATGGGGGACGGATACGACCGGACCACACTCGTCTGCACGGCAGGCCCCTTCTTACTGCGAATCGCGGTTCTCATGGGACGTTCCACCCCATCGAGGGTACAAAGATGCCAGGGCTGGTATTGACTTGTGGCCCATCCATCGTCACGACGCGCTTGCCCCCATCCCGTGCCAGGGCGTCCTTCACCTGCATCTCGTAGGTGCGGAAGTCCTCCGCATATTCTAGTCCCTTTTCCTTCTTCCAGCGCCAGCGCAGACCCTGCAGGACAATGTGTTCAGGGAGGAGAATCGTGTCAGTGTCGAGCGAGAAGATAGATTTATAGGTCGTGCCATCGACTCCCAGAATCCAGTTTTCGCTCGCGTATTCAAAGGCAAAGGTCAGGGAGGCGGTCGGGGTGGGGGTAATCAGGAGTTTCCCCCCGCGAATGCGGTAGTGATAGCGAGGGCCGGTAATCGTGCGGGCCTTAATGGAGGCCCATTGGAGATCATTCAAGGGACCGAGGACGGGGAGTTTACTGGTACGGTCCCAAAATGTCTGATTCTTGATGTAGTTGAACCCGTTCGAGGCCAGGGTGGTCATGGCCCCTTGATCCTCTGCCGCCGTCGTGGACCAGGTGGTTTCAAAGGTGATGCCCTGCCAGGGGCCTCGACGCGCCAAATCCTGTCCTTCCTCTTCCAACAAGCGCAGGAGTTGGAGGACTTGCCCATCCGTCACGGACCCCATGACCGAGGTCGGGACGGGGATATTCGTCCGTCCACAGACCTGCTGAATGATCGTCAGCAAACTCATGCGCGGCGTTTCCTCTGGGTGGGAGCGGGGTCCGTGTCGAGAATATCAGATAATCCAAGTCCTGTCGAGGGTTGCGCAGGAGGGGCGGGTGCCGTCGCCTGCGAGAGCATGGATTCGACCTGCTTGGTCAGGGTCGCCACACTCATTTTCAACACATCGTTTTCCGTCTGAATCGAGGCCATCTGTTGCGTGAGCGGGCCTTTGTCCGTCGCTTGCGCGAGCCAGGCGACCGCTTTCCGCTTCTGTTCTAAAGCCCCCATGCCGACCCGTGCCATCCCCTCATCATTGATGGCTGCGAGATATTCGACCGTGGGAATGTTCAGCAGAATCAGGTTCTGTTGCTGCGCGGGGGTGAGCACCGGCCATCCCAGAATGGGGGTGCCCTCCAGGGGCATCTCCTGCCCGGACTTCCACGCGACATACTGCCGTTGGTAGCGATCCGCCTGTTCTTGTGACAGCGAGCCATGCGCCACTTTCACCTTGTTATCCCGGAGGAAATGCAGCGCATCTTTGAAGACTTCATCCTTTGAATAGGGTGGGGTGATAATGGCGAAATCCACATCCACC